AAAAGATAATGGAATTCCTGTAGAGGATGATAGTTATGCAAAAGAGTCTACAGCAGTATTCTCTTTCCCAATGAAAGCTCCAGAAGGTGCTGTATGTAGGAATGATAGGACAGCAATTGAGCAATTAGAATTGTGGTTAATCTACCAACGTCATTGGTGTGAACATAAACCAAGTGTTACAATCACTGTTAAAGATGAAGAATGGATGGAAGTAGGTGCTTGGGTATATAAACACTTTGATGAAATTAGTGGTATCTCTTTCTTGCCATATTCAAATCATACTTATGTACAAGCTCCCTATGAGGATATCACAAAAGAACAGTATGAATCATTCCTCTCTACAATGCCTACAAATATTGATTGGTCAGGTATGGTAGAAGAAGATGATAATACTGAAGGGGCACAGACCTTAGCTTGCACTGGTAATTCCTGTGAACTCAGTTGATATTGATGAAGATGACAATCTAAAAGAACAGCTACTTGAATTAGTAGATGCCTTTGAGAATGAAGATGGGATGGACTTAAGTGAAGAACATCCTCTCTTTAGATGGGGATATCCAGAACGTCCAGATATTGAATTCCAACTACTAATCAAAAAAGTAGATTCAGTTGATATGATGCCACTTAGTAATACAATACATTGACTAGATAAAATTAAAGGCCTCCTTTTTAGGGAGGCCTTTTTTTTGTCCAGAATTCCTTGAATTAGGAGTTCTTCTTGAATCGAGAAAGAAACTTTTGTACTGTCTTCATTTCATATATTCGTAAGACAGTCCAGACTAGGGTTGCAAAATACACGAGATTAGGTAAGTTGATTATTCCGACAAAAGCGGCTGTGATTGAACTGATGGAAACCCCATCTAAGATATGTTTAAGATGCTCTTGCATTTCTTTGGTCACTTTATGATAATTGTAACTTCTTCTTTATTGTCTAGAGCTTGTTTAATCTTAGGAAACAAACCCTTCATAGCATCTACTGAGCTATTTACCCTGTCCTTCCCGACAGTCTTACCCACTATAATACACCCTTCAGTGTCTTCTGCTATATTTCCTGAATGGATTCTAATACCAGAATATCCAGGAACATCTAAGATATGTAACATCTCTTTTCCATATTTAGGAGACATATCAATTATAACTTTGTATGTTCCTTTAGGGATTGCTGTTTTCTTATCTATTTTCCATTCAGATACTTTCTTTCCTTCTACTTCTCTTACTTTATCTTCAATGGTAAAACATTCTTTTACATCATCAATGTATAAGATACCTGTAGTAGAAGCTTCTGTAAATACAGTTCTATTAAGCGACAGTTTCATTATCTATAGATACCTTCTTTAAATATTCTTTTGTAGTCTTTGGAATAAATTCTTTCCAATCTTTACCAGTACGCTTAGCTTTAGATACTGCTCTATGGATAGAACCAGGACCAGCATTATATGCGGCTACTCCATGTTCTACACTACCAAATATTTGAATCATCTTAGACAGATAATCTTTGGTAAATCTAATATACTCTTCTTGAGTTTCATTCTGAATTGGTTTAATACCATAACCAGGATCTTGTCCAGTAGCAGGACGGATTTGTGTAATCCCTTTGTCACCAGTAACACCAGTGAGAATCTTACCATCTTTAGTAGTGTGTCTACCACCAGACTCAGTTTGAATCAAAGAAGGAAGAATATCTTCTACTTGTTTCTTTAAGATTTCCTGCTCTGTGGGTTGTTTAGTCTCTACCTTCTTATCTTCTTCAGGATAAAGAAGTTCTTTAAGACCAGCACCAATTCCTTTAAGACCATATACAGCCTCTGTTGCAGGATCTTTTCCAGTATCTACATCAGAAGGAAGAATACCGCGTTCTTTAAAATCAGCATATACCGCTGTAGCAGCTACCATAGAGGGTACTGTTATTAAAGATTGTAATAGACCTCCTTCTGCAATAACACTTTTATTCATTTTAAAGTGTTGTACAGGGGCGAGAGCAGTCTGTGCTTCTGAATTACCATGATACTTTTCTCGAAGAGAGTTAATCTCTGTCTCAGACATCTTGAGTAAGTCCTCTCTCTTTGGTACTGGAGGAAGAGTAGTGTCAACAACACTAGAATAATACTCTTTATCCCCAATACCTGCATCTTTAAAAACATCAAAAGGATCAGCCATATTACTTATTACCTGTAGAGAACAGAGAACTAAAATACCGAGGATAGAAAGTTTTAGCTGCCTTTTCCATAGTGGTATTGTGGGCATTAGCATAGGCCCGTAGAGCCATGTTTGTATTACTGGCATAAGTCTGGTTAAATTTATCAGCGTCTTCTCCTTTAAAGATTAAGTGCCCAGAAGGAAGAATGTCAAGCTCTACTTTCTTATCTCCTAGTGTCTCCACAAGAGTACCTACTCCAAATTGTGGGTCATTCATTAACTGCGTTACTGCTGTTTCTACTTTAGTAATTCCATGTACATCCATCTCCATTGGCTTTTGTTTTGCAATAGCTGTGAGATTGTTATATAAGAATTGTAGTCTAGTGCTTGGATTCTCAATCTTTGGTGTCTGGTCATTAAGAGCATCCATAGTCTTCTTGAAAGGTGTATAATCACCAGAAGTTACACTTTGTATGATAGAACCTTCCAGAAGATTAGAACTCAATTTATCATTCTGACTCTTAGGAACTAAGTTCTTAATAGAAGGAGAATTAAAATTACCTTGTGCAATAGCTGTACCAGCATCGTATATCTTCTTACGATAATCAGGAGATTGTGTGATGATTCCAGGAACAGATTGTGCAATCTTTGTAGTCATCTCAATAGAAGCCACATCTACTGTTTCACGAAGATTCTTTTCTTGTCCTAACTTAAGAATCTCTACTTCATTATTAAGAACTTTCTTTAAGTCCTCACCAGTAGCAAGATTAGCAAGACGAGTTTTAATTCTTTCCATGCCTTCTTGGTGCATCTTAATATTCTCTACAGAAAGAGGGTCTTGGCGAATATTAACAGGAATAGATTCTACAAAGACTTGGTGCATATTATCTAAAGAAGCATCAAAGGTAGCTTTGAACTTACCATAGGTTTCTGCTGTGACTGAATTAGTATCAATAATATCAATCAGCATCTTGTTGGCATTAGCAATGCTACCACGAATAATCTCGGGTCCTTTAGTTTCATTCCAATGGCGGGCTTGGGCTTGACTCAACATCTTGAATTGGTCAGCACCACGAACTTGAAGATTGTAAGACCTAGCATCCCCTTCAGCTTTCTGTAACTGTTCTTGCATAGAGATAACAGAAGTATTACTATCGTAGTATAAATATTCACGTTTCATACGATCTTGCAGGTCTTTAATCATACTCTCTGCTTGTTGTTGCTTATTTTTAGCAATCAACTCATCAGATTTTATGATACCAGTGATACCAGAAAGTTCTAGTACACGAGAAGCCTCTGCTTTAAGTTCTTGATAGAGACCTGGATTACGATTAGTAGCCTCACGAAGATTTGTAAGAACACGGTCAGAGAACTCGTCTGGAGTCATTACTCCTTCATCAAGGGCTTGTTTATATGTAGCAAGTCTCTCCTTTTGTGCCTGTTCTACAGCGGAAAGAGTTTCTCCTTGTGGTTTAAACAAAGATGTTTGTACATCAGTAGAGGCAGCATCAGTAAGAGAACTCTTTGCTAGCTCAGGATTATTTTTACTATCCATATAGGCCTTAATATCAGCCTGAGTTTCCTTATTGATATCCCCAATCTGATATCCTTTATACGCACTAATAGCTTGTTCACCAACCCCTTGAATGAGGTTGGTCAAGCCTTGAGTCTTCATAGCACCAGAAGTGTCTACAACACCTTGAGATACATGAGAAGCTGCCCCTAAACTAGGGTCAGAAACATTTGTATTTTTAACACTAAAATCTACCATTACTTGATACTCCGTTGTTTAATGTTTTCAAGGTCTTGTAACAAAGCCTTAATTTCAGGATCAGAACTCTTCTCTAAAGCATTACGCATTTCAAGATACTTAGAGTCTCTAGCATCAGCCCCATTACGATAAAGATTAAGCAAGATAGATTCTTTCTTCTCTCTCCAACTCATACGATCTTGTTTAAAGATTTCTGTAGTAAGTTCTTCTTTATAATACTCAGGAACTGTTTGTAAGAAAGATTGTAAGCCATCTAAATACTGTCTTTGATATTCTTTCTCATCTACAGACTTAGCATTCATCACAGAGATAAGACGAGTGTGAATTTCCTTTGCTGTTGTCTTTATCTCTTGTGCCCTCTTAATCTGAGAGATATTTGCCATATTAAGCAATGACTCTTCAGCAGGAGGAACACCAAACATACGAGCAACTGCTTCACCACGAGTCTGTTGATAACCAATATGATTACCAGCCTTACTCATTCCTTCAGCTAACATAGCCTTATTGAAGTCAGAGAAAGTACCAGCAAATGAAGCTGCTTTCCAAGAAGCTGCTTTCCAAGTCTCCATATCCATAGGACCATTCCCATTCAATAGGAATATATCATGGACTGTTCTTACTGCCTCAAATAAAGAACCTGTAGCATTCTCAAATGGAAACTTAGGACGTTGGATATCTACAGCATTACCTTTACTCATTTCAGTGAGAGTATGAATAACTTCCCATACATAGTCACCTTCAATTACTGTAGCAAGGTTCTTAGTATCTACTTTGGTAGTCTCATTACCTGCGTCAAACATAGCACCAAGAGTAGCATTCCAGATTCGATCAGTAGCAGATTCAGTCCAAGCAGCTAAAGTCTCTCTATCTTGTTTCTCCTCTAATCCATTCTCCATTGCTTTGTATGCAACAGCACCAAGAGGGATACCATACTTACCATACCAGAATAATCTAGCAGCAGCTAACTTAGCTTTTTCAGGACCAGAGAACTGTTTAGAACTTACCATCTGTAAAGTAGATTTCCAAGGAATAGCAACGAACTGAGTGAAAGTACTAATCATACCTTCCTGCCAGCCATACATACCAGCGCGAGTTGCACTAATATGGCTGTATAAAGATTGGTCCCTAGCAATAGTAGCTCTATTCTCAGGAGTATTCCAATTCTTTCCTGGATTCTTTTCTACCCAACGCTGACGAGCAAATAACCAAAGAGACACTTGGTTGACTAATTCAGAAGGATTATAACCAACACCACGTCCAAATTTACCAACAAGACTTGCTCCAGTAGAGGCAGCATCAATAGTTTTATCAGCAGCACCAAGAAGGCCTTTAGTCTTTTGTGGGACTAATTCTTTAGTAGCATCTTTCCAAATACCATGCACCATCTGGTTCATGTCAACAGATTGTACAATTCCAGACTCTTCTAATGCTGCAATAATAGCATCATATTCAGGAGAGACTCTACGACCCATTGCATCGGCTTGAGTACGAAGACCTTTAAGGGTATGAGTACGGGCAAGCAATCCAGCAGTTACTGGCATAATCTCTTGAAGATGCTTTGCATAGGAAGGAGATACTAATACTAACTCTTTCCATTGTTGTGGTTGAACAACCCACATACGCAAAGGTCTCCAATACAAGAAGAGATTAGAACCTAATGCTTTAATGGTTCGGGCAGGAACAAAACCTTGCTCACCCCACTCACGAAGAATCTTAGCATCAACTTCCATCTTTGTTTCAATAGTATCTGCTACTTTATTCCAACCATTGCGCCAAACAATATCAGATTTAGTAGAAGAGATTTGTTCTCTTTCAAACTGAGCATACACACTTTGAGCAGCAAGAAACTCACGCTCCTCTTTAGGAGTCATATGCTTCTGAGGTTTAATATCAGTAATCTGTTTAGGAAATGTACCTTGAGTGAATTTACCATAAGCCTTGATAAAGTTATCACGACGTACTTTAGTCAAATCATCCCAAGCAGCAATCTTAGACACACTACGAATAGTTTTAGTCAGAGCAACAAGTACATCCTCTACTTCAGCAGGACGATCTAACGAAGGAAGTTTATCTCCACGACGATGAATCTGTTTGAGATAAGTATCATATACTTGACTATCATGGATAATCTTGTCATTAATATCTTTCTCTTCTTTACGAGTCTCGTAGATAGAAGTAGTATCTTCTTTTTCCATACGAGCAACTAAGTCGTCTAATTCCTTCTTCGTACCAGCCATAGCAACTGCTTGCTTGTAGTTACGAAGTTCTTCTGCTCCTACCTTTTTCCCATCAACCCAAAGAGCTTTAGGCACCTTATCAACTACAAACCATTCTTTATAGGAACGAGGAATGTAGCCAGGAATTTTAGTAAGGGCACCACCACGGATAGGACCAAGTTGAAATTTAGAAGGCATATGTGCATATGATACAATATGGTCCCCAATACGAATTGGGGTATTCATTTGTATCACAGGAAGAGACTTATTGACTTGAACTACTTGTTTCGTTTCAAGATCATACACACGAGTAACACCTTCAGGAATTTCTTTGAGAGGCTCTGTTGCGTGTGCAACGAAATCACCAGAACTATTATACAGTGATTTCATGTTTTTGTCAACTAAATTCTTACGGAATTGACGGTCTGTAATATTGTAAAGATGGTCTACAATACGACGATATGCCACATATTCAAAGTGAATCTTATTCGTTTGTTCTTTAGTTAAATGAGGATGTTGCAATTGCACATCTACAGCAGTAAAAGTTTTACCTTGCTCCTCACCCATACGGAGGCTTGCCTCAAGCTCTGTAGGATGATCTGTCTTCATAAAGGTATCACGAGCCTCACGAAGATAGATAGATTCCACACGAGCTTCCTCGCGGGCCGCAGCAGCACCTGTAGAAGGAATCTCTTCCTTCATACGCATGTAAGCTGGGAAGATATGCTTACCAACAGTCCCATTAGCAAAGTCAGTAATATCTATCTTCTTAGAAAACATGTGTGCAGACAGAGTATCATCACCAAAAGCTAAAGATTCATGGGGAACATAATTCCTCTTGAAGTCCCAAGAAATATAGAATTGGCCATCACGTTCAAGTAAACCAAACTTACCAGAATCAGGAAGATGTTTTACACTTTCTTCCAGCTTCTTCATATACTTAGTGGCACCTGCTTCAGTCTTGTAACCAAAATGTGCATTACGACCAAACACAGCAGTACCTTCCAACTTATTAGAAGTAGAATCAATAATAGCTTCATACCCTTTTCCTGCTCTACCAAAGAGTTTTGCTTCTGCTGGAATATCCAGAACAGAAGAAGAGAGCAGAAGATGTGGTTTAGCAGTTTCAGTTAATACTGTAGAATATAATTCTCTTTCTTTAAGAACTTGTGAGGCAGGATATACATGAGCATTAATTTCTGTCTCATCTGCCAGAGCATACAGAGTTTCATCCAATTGTTTGATAGCTTCTCGGCCATCAGGATACATGATAGCACCATATTCATCCTTTACTTTAGGAAGAACATATGTATTAAGAATCTGCTCCTTAGAAGTTCCAGTACTTTTAGCAATCATTCCAGAGGGATCAGCTAGAGCCTTGGCAGAGAGATTTGCTGCCTGTTCTTTAGAAGCAGTCTCTACAGTATCCATAGGAGAACCTGTAGGAATCTGTGGTTTAGCTTTTAATCCTGCTTTAGCTAGTTGATATCCACCAATATAACCAATAGCTTCCCCTGCCGTATACACAGCAGCAGCAGTGACTGGAGAACCAGTGATGTCAAGAGTTTTATCTCCAGCCCATTTAAAAGGGATGTCAATAAATTCAGCAGCCTCTGAAATCTTTTCTGTAATTACACGAGAGGCCTCATCACTAATTTCCTCACCTTTAGGATGATAAGCATAACTTTGTACCATCTTAACTAATTCATCCGCCTTAGCAGGATCATGTTCAGCAATAAGAGCAATAACTCCAACTAAACCAGCAGGAATAGATAGAGCAATAGAACTAGCAAACTCTGCCCCTGTTTTTACAGCAGCTTTAGTTGCTTCATGGAAAATCTCAAGACCCTCATTAATTTTCTGTTCTTTATATGTATCAACCTTCTCTTCATCTCTACCAAGAGTAGTATCAGTTAAAGAATCTTGTTGCTCACGATCTTCAACACTTCTAGAAACATCTTGTACTGCTTGATTAATAAGAAACTTATTACGCAAATCTTGTACAGGAATAGCTCCTTGTACATAAGTCTCCATTACTTTACGACGAGTCTCTAGAGGGATAGTAGAATCCGAAATAAGTTCTTCTACTGTCTTTTGAGTAGTGTCTTTCTGTTCTTGCAACCACTTTTCTTTTTCTGAATTGACAAGAGAAGAGTCTCCAGTCATTTCTATCTCTTGTTTGGCATTTGTATAGTTTTCTAATACATTACCTCCAGCGAGATTAGAGGCGTACATAACCTCACTATCCTTAACCGGAGTAGGAGTACTTGCAACAGGAATATCATCAATACTAAGAGTCATTAGGGAGTACCTGCCTTTTTAACATCGGGACCAAACACTTTATTCCAACTAGACTTCCCTGCACCAAAAGTACTTGTAATCATTTGCCACTGTTGTGCTGTAGCTTGAATGTTTGCAATATTACCTTGTGCAGTAGCTGCCCTTTGATTAGCAGCAGAAGCGGCAGAAGCAAAGTCTTGTGCAACATTAATAGAACCAATATTAGTGGCTTCTTGTGAAGAGATAGAACCAGTAGCACCAACTACTCCAGAAGAACTGGCAGCAACACCAGAAGCTTGTGCGGCGGACAATACTTTAGCACGAGAAATACGGGCCTCTCTTTGCTGCTTAATTCTTTCTTTTTGTGCAGATACTTCAGCAGAACGAGCAGAAGCTTCTCTAGCATCTCTTTCTGCTTGTGCTTGTTTTTCACGTTCATTAGCCGCTGCGATATTAGCATCATGTGATTGTGACATGCCAACACCGGAAATAATGAGAGCAGCAATAGCTACCCAACCACCCTGCTTTTTATGTGGATTTCCTTTAAACTGTTGTAGATGCTTTAGATTCTTCATACAATCTTTCCACTATAATAGGTGACATATAAATCTGTTTTAATTGCTCTAGTCTAATCTTATTAAACTCTTTTTCGGGATGTACATAATTCCATAAGTCTTCTAAAGTTTTATCTTCAAATAACTCTTTAAACAGTACTACTTTATTTGCAGATTTACCTAAATAAGTATTATATAAATATTCTGGAACTTGTGGTAAACCTTTTTGTGATAATGCTATGGCTACTTCTTCTGGTTCTCTTTCAATAAGAATGAACTTATCTGTGTTTCTTTTACACCAATCATCATAGAACCAAAGAGCTGTATCACTAATACCTCCAGTCCATCCCTCAAGTTCCTCTGGGGTATATGTAACATATGGATCATGTAAACAAACACAGTCATCAGTAGTAAGAAATACGGACAACCACGTAGTTCCTGATCGTGGAAGTCCGGTAATAATAAATTTAATCAAGGAGTACCCTCACCTGTAACAATATGTGCCCAACCTAAGAGATGTAAATCTTTTCCTGGTTCTGTGTAAATCTTAAGAGAAACTGCCCTACCAGAACCACGGAGTTTATTCTTAGTTACAATAATAGAATCTCCTGTATCATAAGTATCAGAAATTCCAGATGGGACATAACTTCTTAAGTAACGATAGGCTTGGAAGGGTATTCCCCATTTACCTTGGGCATCACTATTAGACCAATTCCATTGGGCTTGTACCATACAAGAGGAAGGATTGTTAGCAGTATAATTATTACTACCATCAGAAGTAAAACCATCTTCTGTTCTAGTGAGATAAAAGAATATATAAGGAATCTCTTTATTTCTCATTATATCATTGAATAGTTCATATCCAGTAATAAGATATGCAGGAGCATCCACACCAATTGTATCTGCGATTTTCCAATCTAAAAACTCTGTGTTGTTATATTTAGACAGAGTAAAAGAAGTTCCAGAGAAAGTAAGATACATATAAGTACCAATTCTTGGATTATATACCCCAACAGGAATTTCTACTTGGTCTGTTACAGATAAAACATTATCAGATCCAGAATATATATCGACATTAGAATCTGTTAGAGCATAGGAAGGTACTCTAAAAATATCTGAGATGTACGGACTATTGGCAGCAAGTTCTCCTATAGTATATTTGTAGAATGCCCCAAGACCCAAATCTAAGTTTAGTTGAGTATCATACTTATTTACATAAGTAGTCCCATCATATACTGCTGAATCATTATAGATCCAACGGATATGATTTTCTCTTTCATCAAAGAATCCACGAGCATTGTTTCTAGCTACATCAGAGATTTCATCATACAATGTCTGGATAGTATTTAAGGATAAGGAATTACTAGTATATCTTCCGGTAATGTCGCTAGGAGAAAGACCAAAGATTCCGGCCTTAGCCCAATATACTACCTTATCTCCAGAGACTACAATAGATTTTGGATTACTAATACCCATAGAAGAAACAAAAGCTATTTGATAATTAGTAGCTTTAAAACCACCAGTATCCCCATAGATTTCCCATATACCATTCTCTGCAAAGACCATCAAAGAATCTTTAACAGGAACAAGAGCTACAATATGAGAAGCCTCCGGAATGTGAATAGTACCTCCATCTGTATCTACAATATCAGATATTTCTGGGGATGTGGGATCAGCTTCCTGATAACATCTACCAAACTTCTCCTTAGCAGAAGCAAGTTGAGAGAAGAAAATAAATCCAGAAAAATTAGGGGAACTTCTATCTTTTTCAGTTACTTTAGAGGAAATACCAGAATAAAAGATTCTACCCGCATAAGAGGCAATAGCAGTAACATTACCAGTCTCTTGATCTAAAGATAGGTTTGTGCAGGCAGATAATGTTTCTCGTGCAGTTCCTCTATTAAAGATGTCAATGATATAGTGCCCTTTTGCAGCAGCAAAATTATCAATAGAATTCTTTTGTAATATTGTAGGACTATACTTTTCATGGTTAGCAGAAGTAGTATCACCTACTTTACCGAGTGACCATATATCTGCATTACTTGGATATACCCCAAGAGTGGTAAAAGTACAATCTAAACAACCAATAGTTGTAGCTGGAATAGGTGCAACATACACAAGTCCATCCAGACTATCTTCATCCAAAGGAGCATACTCATAATACCCAGGAATAGCTGGAGTAGAACAAATAGTGGGAATAACAGAATCCCAACCTTGATTTAATAAGTTATATTTATGACGTTGTGTTAGAGTAGTTGGTCTAAGATTATTTGCATGACCATCTTCTACCCCAAAAGTATCTCTAATATATAAAGGAACAAGAAATTGTGTTACAGTATCTGTATCAGAATTGTAGTCCAGAATTACAGGTAGATTTAAATCTTTAGATACAAATACAAAGTAGTTATTTAAAACAGCAACATTAATGTCGTTGTTCAAAAGTCCAGGTATTGTTATAGCTACACCACCATTTAATAGCGCGGCAGATGGAGATGCAGCAAGTAAGTTAATGAACCAAAGTTTATTATATACTCGTACTACTCCTATAGCTACATCTGAGGAACCACCAGGAAAATCCCATCTATGCACAGAAGTTCTAGTACCAGATAAAATAGTGGAAGTAAATCCAGTAGATGTTAGGGCATAAGAATCTTCATAATCTAAACCAAGTCTACGACTCCTAGAACCATCTCTATGAAGATCAAAGTTTACTTCAGATAAGGAAGCATTTTCAGGAAAAGTAAGTGCAGAGGCCTCAGTAATGAGTCCTTTAACAAAAGAGCTATATTTCTTTTCTGAGACTACTTTAGCCATAATTAAAGTTCTTTAGTAGATTTCTTTTTTTCTTGTGTATCTTTTATGTCTATATATTTAAGAATAGCAATTTCAGCTTCACGCTCTGTGGTAAATAGTCCTGTTAAACATTCAGGAAGTTCTCCACCAGAAGCAAACTCTGCTTTAATATGGGCAGTTTTAGGGCAAATTTTAAGTTGAATTACCTTTCCTGCTACAGTTTCATATGTTTTCATTTACAGGGTTTCTTTTTAGTTAATACTTTCTTCTTTTTTGTCTTACCATACTTTTCTTTATTCATAAAAGAAGTATTTTGTGTAGTCATTGTCATTATTTACGACCATAGTTAGGATATTTAATGCCTTTAGCAGTCTTCCAAGCATCTTGACTCATACGACGCCGTTGAGAAATAGAGTTTTGTTCTGCTTTTTGGTTCTGGGCTTGTTTAAGAGTTAAGAAACAAGTAGATTTAGCTTCATTTAGGAAATAACTGAACATTTGTACGGGAAGATCAGCAACAAATGTATCACTCATAGTGAAAGTAGGATATCTACGACCATAACATTGTGTCTTAGATGTTTGCATAGAATCTTCTACATCACTTAAATAACTATCAAACACAATGTAGTTATCATCAAAAGAAGTATAGTATTGTGGAGCTTTATTTGTGATAATATTTAATGGTGTATTGCTATAATCTGTTACAACCAAAGTATTAGAATCCGAAGAATTACGAAGAGATAAATACTCTACAAAATCTTCAGGAGTTTTATACTTAATAGTTGTGTAGTAATCTCTAGTATCAGTAAGTTTACGTGTATTGTACTTAATCCACTCTACTTCAATAATATTAGAAGGAATCTGCATGTGGGTAGGTTTAGTAGTAAGACCTAATCCAGTGAGTTGGTAGAGTTCTTTTAACCAAGGCCAATGCTTACCATCAATAATATTGAAGTAAGTACTTTGAAGGATTTGTGCTACTTGTAGAGACTCTGTTGTATCATTAATAGAATTCACACTATCAGAGTTCATATCTGATAGAATGTCTTGTGCCATCTCTAATACTGTCATAGAGGCCATAATTAAGAAACCCTAACAACTACAAAATTTGAATAGAGGAGAGTTAATTCCTCTCCAGCAGTTGTTTCTTTTACCATTACATATAATTTATCATTGGCTGCAACAGTAGGAAGACATGAGAAAGTAGCTATAACAGAATCAGTAGAACCAGAGGTGTCAATTCTGCAAGCTACATATGTCTCCTTAGATACAATACCACCACCACTATCAATACCAAAAGTAAACTGAAAAGAACTACCATTAGTTGCTGGAATAAAAGAAGCTGTGTATGTTACGTTGTACATACCTGCCTCAGCTACTTGAATATATCCAGAAGTAGTATTTATTGTGAAACCTTCGTTATTATTAGTAGCCCATGCTATAGTACCGCCAAGAGTGGCATTATTTATAGCTTGATATGCTGTAGTAATACCTGTAGTTGCTCCAGTAGAGGAGGCCTTCAAACAGGCCCCCTGTGCTTTTTGCACCTTCACCCAATCACCAGAACCCAGACCATCCGCAATATATGCCTGACCAGTAGAAGCAGAAACTACTCCCTTTGGTTCGTGTAATTGGGCGTCTGGAATTGCGGAATGTTGTACTGCCATTGTATTCTCCTATTAAGCTGCTGTCAGGCCGTGTGCTTCCAGAACAGCAATAATTGCATTCACTTTACCACCAAGTACACCAACTGCTGTTTCAAGTTCATCTACAGTAGGTGTAGCACTAGTAGTAAGAGCAGTACCAGTCAGAGTTGCACCATCAAGGGCATCTGTTACTACTGGAATATTTGCTTGTTGAGAACCAATAAGAGGTTTACCATTCTTATCAGCCAATTGACTATTTTCTTTTGTGGGGTTTGCCATTTTAAATTCCTTTATTATGAAAAAGGGCCACCGAGAATCCCCAGCAGCCCTTTCTATTTATACTACGTTAAATTACAGGCCACGCTTGATGTATTGAACAATCAGTCGTGCTTTACCAGTCAGCAGGTCAGCAGCAGACGAAGTAACAATCAGTTCGCCAGCAGCAGTACCAATAGTAGTACCAATCAGAGCACCAGGAGTACCGGAAGCACCATCAATAACACTATTCACAACTGCAATGGTAGTTTGTGTAGCTTGTGCAGCAGTAATCAAACCATCCAGATCAATATCTGTACCATCAGCTTGTTCCAGACCAACCAGAAGGTCAGTAGTGGTAGAAGTAGAAGTAAAGGCATCAATAATCTGGAGCTTTGCCGACAGAATAGTTGCATTAGCCGGAATACTTGCACCCAGATTATGGGTGGCGCCAGTAGGCAGATCATTATAGCTAAATGTCCACTGGATTGTTTTAATTACATCATCATCAATTTCTGCACCGAACTTCGAGTCAACAGTGCGGACACCATAATGTGCCAGAACACCAAGACCAGTATTAGATTCAAAACCCATGTTATATCTCCTTTAATTAGAATTAGTATGCAGAACCGGAAGTCAGAATGACACCCAGAGTATCTACACGTTGAGCACCAAAACCAAAGCGGGAGGTAACTTGGAACTTATCACCACGACCTTCAGGATCACGCCAGCCCTCAGTAGAAGGGGCACGACGCCATGCGTGCATAATGGGCTTAGTATTATCATCAGCCACCGACATAAACACGTTAGCTACGTCACCGATTTGAGCGGTAGTATTAGCCAGCGAATATGTAGAAGCATTGATTGCTTCAGTAGCAGTCTTGATGGGCAGATGGTTGGAAGTATAGATATCAAAACCAAAGATGTTCTTAACGAACTTATGGTCACGAGCGAAACCTTCCGTGACAATACCTTCAAACATCGGGTTATTAGATACGTTTACCAGATTGGTCAGGCTGTTGATAGTTGCTTCAACAATTGGGTCAACCACAGCAATACGGCCACCAGCCGGTACATTTGCCTTATCAAAAGCCAATTTCATGGCAACGAAGTCAGACAGAGACATAGTACGAGTAGTTACACCAGAACCACCACCAATCCAACGATGCGGACGACCATTCACCAGATTCACAGCAGCACCAGTTTGAGCAGCATTAGCTACAGCAAACAGACGCGATTCATGGTGTTGTGCCAAAGCACGAGTGGATTCCATAGCGCGCATAGCCATCAGTGTATCAACCTGAGAACCATCTTCACGCAGATCATCAGTAACCTTCCAAGCATCACCAATGTAGTCAGTGATAGTCAGAGTGATAGTACCAGTATCAATCGGGTTGTAAACCAGAGGGGTGTCTTCAGCGGCATCTTGCAGAGTCACTGTACCAACGGTTTTAATATTCAGCGTAGTACCAGAACCGAAGTCCGATACATCACGCCACATGCCTTCAGGAAGCAGATAATCTTCAAGATTATCCAGAATAAACTGCGAATATTGTTGGGCTTCAATAAACGCAGTAGTGTTTACAGTACTTTGAGTCATTTCTATTAGTCCTTATTAAGAGGGTTTACCAATTTTCTGTCCCGCAATCTTCCAAGCATTTGTAAGGTCTTTTGTAGATGCCCCTTGTTTTACCCGAGCAGAAAGTCCTTGAGTATTTTGAGAGGAACCAAATCCTTCTGTATTAACAGAGGAAGAAAGTTTTTCTACATTAGGTTGCTTAGTATCTGCAAAACCTGCAAGTTTAAGAACTACAGCAGGAGAAGTTTTGGACAGCAGATTTAATTGTTGTAAGGTAAGACCGCTATCAACGGCAAGTTGTTTATAAACTTCTTCAGCCTTTTCTCCAAACTTACCAGAGAAAGCATTAGTTACTTTACCAACATTTTGAGTTTCCACAGTTTCTTGAGTTTTCCTATTAATGGTCTGCTCAATCAATTGTGTTACAGTATCTGGGGTTATTTGACTAGTAGAGGGTTGCTCAGTAGTTTTGATACCAGACTTAATTTCATCTAAAAGTTGCTCTGCCGTTTTACGCTTCTCAAGTTCTGCCTTTGCTGCTTGTAACTCTTCTGTGAGAGTTTTGATATGATTCTGAGCATGAGGTACAGACTTAAGTGCATCTTCAGGTGTTGCATACTTTTTACCTGCTCCTACTAAGTCAGCTACTTCTTGTGGAAGAGTAATAGTTGGTGCAGTTGTTGCGGTGTTTTCAGTGGTCACTGAGAACGGAGTTGTTTCAGTTGTCATTTGTACCTTGGTCAGGAATTAAATCTAGAACCCTTTGGAAAGCTTTCTGCATACCAATCTGATATGCTTGGAACTCAGACCATGAGGGTTTAGAGAATGTTTCTTCATTTGTTGAGATACGATGAGAAAGAGAAAGTTGATCTTTTAAATAAATAGAAAGAAATTCATACACTTCTTCTTTAGTTAATTTATTACTTTCTTTTCCTTTTAATATATTTAACATTATAGTAACTATTATACACTAAATTAATTATACCTGCAACTCTTTTTTTGTCAAATTACTCATATACTGTGCTATCATCATTAATTCCTCTGGTGTACTATCATTTTTAATTCTATTTGCCCTCCAAGAAATAATTTGTATATTTTCTTTTGTATATCCCAGAGTTGAATTAATTCTATCTATTGAAGGAGAATTATCCTCCCTAGACCAACCCTCACCACCTGTCCCATCATAATTAAGTTGTATTCCTAACATTGGACAATTATCTGGAACTACAAAAGTAGCAAGAATTTCTGTTCTTTGGCTTTTTGGCAATCCTTTTCTTGTTAAGGCATGATTAAACCAATAATATTTTGGTTCTTTATCCCTAAGAAAGTTTTTTCTTTTTCTACTACCAGTAACTAACCCAAACTTAGTCATTACTTGGTATATACGTTGTTTTGTGACACCATATTGTTTTCCTATTTCTTCTGTAGTATAACCTGAAGATAGTAGTTGTTGTATATTAATTACTTCTTCTTTCCAAAAAATTTTTCTCATATAACTCCATTTCTAACATCTATTATAACAGAAACGGAATGTAAAGTCAAGTACTTTATGCAGTACCTACCATATTCTCTTCAATTGGGACTGCTGCCTCACTCTCTAACTGACTTGTAGCTTGGTTCATCAGTCGTTGAGTCTCTTTTCCTTCAAATACAGCGGCATTATCCTTAATGAATTTGAATCTTTCAAGACCCATGTACTCTTCAACCATCTTAGCAAGTTCTTTACTAGATACATGAGGAGCAATCATCTGTCCAATAGGACCATTAAAGATTCCATTAAGATTTTGCATCAATTGGGCACGAGCAGCATAATGTCTTGCCCCCATAGGACGAAGAATACCCTTAGCAGTGATATCTTCTTTAGTGATTTCAATGAAACTAGCTACACCAAGATCATCATCTACTACACGAGCAATATCTTTAACATCCAAATGACGTTTAGCAAGTTCGAGCATCTTATTGATTAGTGGTTCAAGAAATTCAATCTCAAACTTGTTAATCTTATTCTGGAAAATTCTACCCGCAGCATTCTGTAACTGTTGTACTTCAAATGCCGTCTTTTCTCCTGGAGTACGAACACCCATAGCTTCTTTAGGTGCTCCAGCCATCTCTTCCATAAGTGCAAGTAGATAACCAATTTCATTGTTTACTTGGAAAGCAGCAGCATTAGGAGCAAGTTGTGTTACATCACCATCTTCAGGAACATGGATATCTACTCCAGGTGCCCATTCAAATGGTTCCACATCACCTTTAATAACTTTAGGCGGATGGATAGTAAGATCCATTGCATCTGCTTTATTGTTCTCAAGATGGTCAATACGATACTGTAAACCTACCAGATTATCAAGAGGACCCATCCCATAGAGATTATCAGGACGCTCTCTCCACGCAACATGGACTTTACTATCTTGACCTAACCAACTAGGATTCTCAATATCACGGAGAATGTACTTTCTATCTGCTATAGTGATAATGCGATTCTCTTTTAGTTCTCCAGTAGTATTATCAAATACATCACCTTCAAACTCAAGAATCTCTACTAATCCTGATTGATAGTATTCTTTAAGAGAGCCAAAACCATCAATAAAGTACCCCTCAGCTTTAGCAATATCTTCCATACGAAAATCTGACATCTGTTTTCGCAGAGAGATAATCTTATTGAAAGTTTCTGTATTATATTGTAAACCTGGACGGGAATCAATGTCCTTTTTTAATTCTCCAATAGACTTCATATATCTAGTAAACTTAGGTGTACTAGAATAGGTAGCTGCTACTGGATTAAAGATATGGTCGTGAGGAGAAATACGAATAGCTTTAGGACCTGTATAGATATCTACCATTTCTCCAGTAGTAGGATCTTTAGCTTTTTCTGTTACATAGATAGCTTCACCAAATACATTACCATAATCAATATAATCGTATAAGGCTTTGCTAATAAACTCACGGAAACCACCCTCACGAAGTTTATTCTTCATATAGGCTTCTATGGCAACACGCTTCTTTTTAACTACAGCAGTCTTACTGTATCCTTCCCACTTTAACCAATCATCATTAGGAAAAAGAGCATCCATATAATTAGCGTGGAGATTATCTCTTAGTTGAGTGAGTTTAGGCAGTGTAGTTTTATTCTTCCAAGGAGCTTTACTATTAGTAGTCTTGGTTGTGTCTGTGGCAAAAAGATAATTGCGAAGTTCTTTCCACTCAGCCTCTTTAGGTTGACGTTGAATCCACCAAGTATTATACAGAGAAGATAATTGACGTGCTAAGTTCTCTGTGTTTAATTGACTTTGAATTTGGGCTACTTTACCAGCCATGATGTTCCTTTAAAAAACGCCGCCGAAGCGAGGGTGTACAGAAATATTACTTACTGTTGCCATCATATTACGTTGTTTTGGGATGATGGAAATACTAATTGCGTTTGCTAGACTATCTTTAATATCATCGTGTGGAGGATGAGCCATTACTAACTCTTCCTCTAATACTTGACAGTTACCCCCTTTGTAATGCCATACTTGTAAGTTATCATACTTAGGTTCTAGAATAGCAGCAATACGTTCTTCTTTGTCCCCACCATGTCTATTAGGACGAAACTCATCTATTGACAAAGCAAGACCATTAGGTTTAATATAAGAAGATTTTAATTCCTCTACAATAGCCTGTTGAGCTACGTTTACCTCAGCCCTAATCTTTCTAAAACCCCATTTCTGTTGCGCTGTAACAATATGACTATAGTAGTCTACAATCTTGTTTGTTTTAAATCTATCTATATCTAAGATGTAGTAACTACCTTGATGGTCTACACCAATTGTAACTAGAGAAGTACTATCTGCCTTTTTAGATAAAGAGAAAGCAAAGTCGATTGAAGCATATACAGAGAGTTTTCTATCTCTAATATACCAATCACCCTCAATATTCTTTAATAGAGAGCGTTCATAGTATTGAAACTTATCTGGACTAATTCTAGCTGTATCAGCAGTATTAGGATTATTGTAGTATTGACTAAAGAACTGTGTCTTATCTACATATTTACCTTTGATTACTGCAAGTACTCTTTCATCAAACCCAAACTTTTTACCATCAGCTCTAGTCTGCCTTGGCCATAGGAACTCTCCTTCTGTTTCTACAACTTTCTGGAAGAGTTCATATAATTCAATTTCCTCTTCCATATCACCATCATCATTGAAAGTCTCTGCTTTCATGTTGATTAGAGTGTCATAGATATCACGGGGATGGTAGCGAGTACCAACAACCCATTCTTGTGCCTCTGGGTTCTCAATAGAAGCTAATTGAGAATAAGCGGAAGCTACCTTATCTCTACCTTCTTCAGTATAAGCATTTCCTGGAACTACAATATCATCTAGAACTACTACATCAGCATGGAAGCCTGTAGTATTCATAGTAAGACCAGAAGCTTTTACAGTAGGATCACGTACACCCTCTAATTTACGGCTAGGATGATCCACAGAGATTTCTTCTACTGCCCAGCGCTCACGTTTTCCAATATCAGGATGGATCATAGAAGGCCAATATCTACGATAGATTGGATTATCTATAATCTGCTTAATTTGGAAGAGTTGTTTCTCAGCTAAGTCTGCTGTAGCAGATACATAGAGAACTGTGGTTTCAGGATGTTTAGTAATCCACCAAGCAACTCTATATGCAACTAATTTACTTTTTAAGTGTCCACGGGGAAGTAGTACTAATTGGTTTGGTTTAGCTTCTTGGCGTCCCCACCATTGAATAAGTTCTTGGTGAATAGCTCCAAGTACTATATGTGGGGCCACCAATTTAATGAATACTTCTAGAGATTGTTCTGCACTTTCTCTAATTAGTTGTGTCTTATCTTTGTTCACGAAAATTTATACATTTATTTTAGTTCTTGGTGCGTTGGTTTAGATGCTACTCTTTGCTTCTAGCGCCATTACTCTCGCAAGCAGCGAGTCAAGTTGCACCTGCTGGTCTGCCATCGCCATCTTCTTTTGCTGTGCGTCCAGAATCAAAGCCACAACAAGTCTGTCGTACATCACGCCGTCAGGTATTGGCTCGGCGGCTTCGTCCGTTTCGGTAACTTCGACCTGCTCAACCACTTTGTCATAAACGAAGCTCCCATCCTCGGCTGTAACCTTTGCACCATCTGCATCTCGGCGCACAACTTCTTTTTCCACATCCTTTATAACGGTGTGCAGAGGCTTCCCCCAAAACACGAAGCGCGGGTCAATGAGCGCAAGTTCTTCTGCAATCAATCCCCAATAGCTGTGCATCGGGTTATCCGACTCACAAGTGGAACGGTAGAACACAGGCCTCGATTTATAGATAACGGCTTCTGCGTACTCTGGTAGCATGTCCTCGATGTCTGTTTTAAACCGAAGTGACGAAGTGGAGCGTTGCAACAGACCTGCCGATGTGACGAACATGTTGGCGGCGGATGCTGTGGTGTTGTTGTAAGGTGATGCAGCAGCAGCGCCTGTGTTTATCTGACCATCAGACACCACCTCAAGCAGCGTAGCCGCAGCGCTGTTGGTGAATAGACAAGGCTTT